TGGTGGAGACAATTGGAATCGAACCAATCTTGGGCGGCCCTTGCTTTCCGCTTAGCTCCCAGAGACCTATCCCCAAATGGTGGGTAGAGCCCGAGTCGAACGGACGTCCTCTGATTTTCAGTCAGGTGTACCAACCCTGTATACCATCTACCCATATAAAACTTCTAGACGCATTTTTTAGAATATCCAATTAACAGTTAGATCCTTAAAATATTTGCTGTTTGCGTCTTATGGCAGCGGGTCTGAGAGTCGAACTCAGTCTTCCGGTTTTAGAGACCAGCGCACTAGCCTATGTACTAACCCGCAATATGCGTGCTACCTATATAACCACGAACTTGGGTGAACTCGTGTAGCAGTTACTTTATGGCGGGTAGTATAGGATTTGAACCTATGATGCTTGCGCGGCAGATTAACAGTCTGCTGCCTTGACCAGGCTAGGCTAACTACCCAAATTAAATATTTATCCAATCTTCGTCACTAATTTGTTTGATATCAGTAACTCTTGATGGTAAATTATAACTTTTACACCATTTTCTTACGCAATTATCAGAAACTCCATACATTTTTCCAATTTGAAGAAAAGGTATAGAACGAATTTGTTCTTTAAGAGTATCCCTTGTGGGTTTTTTAGTAATTGGTTTTGGCCTACTTTCAATTATTTCTTTATTTCGACCAGTTAAATTATCTAAAGTAGCATAATAAATTTCCTCATTAAAAATACAACTTAAATGTTCAATATTTAAACCTTCGTGCTCAATAAGACGATGACAATTTGCACATACCATAATACATTTTTTTGCTTCCTCTGCTACAGAGGCTTTTGAACGAGTAGTGCTCTATGAACCAACATTAAAGTCTTTCTCGGCTGGATTTAAATGATGAAAATCATATACTGACTATGGATAACTAATCTAACAAAACTAACATTTATTGCCAAAAGATTCAACCAATGCTGTTTTTACTCTCTTACGAAAATTAACTACATCTTGTGGTTTACTCATTTTATTCCTCCTTGTTCTGTTCTATATATAAGTAGAACTCGAACCAAAAAGTTATATAAAATTGAAACCAAGTTCAAAACTTAACTTCTAGGCGCAATGTCGATTATCAAATGCCAGTTAATCTTCTTTAAAAATTGCTGTTCGCGCCTTTATGGTAGCCCCCTCGGGATTCGAACCCGAACTGAACGAATTTTAAGTCCGCTACCTCTGCCTGTTGGGTTACGGGGCCATTTTTGAGGACCAAGACTCGGATTTTCACCGAGGAACTTCCTCTAATCGTATTCTTTGATTGCGTCTTGAGGACAGGGCGCCACCCCTGGATATGCTATGCACTATCAACCAGCAGGCTAGTTCTTCACCTGCCATGGGGAACTGTGAACTGCCGCATCCTGCAACGAATTCCCTTTGGATTACTGCGCTAAATGCCTAAGCCGCAATCAAAACTTAGGTCTTTAATGCAATTAATTGCTCTTTAACAATAGATGCATCTTCTTCCTACCAGACTTACATTTTATTACAGGTCTTACCTGGGTCATGACTCCCAAGCTGGTGGATTTGTATCTATCTGTTTCATAAACCAGTTCTAATCTGGCGCACATCTTAGTATAAAGGACTGCAGTTCCGATATACCCGAAATGTTAAAGCTGGTCTCATGCTTTATTCCGACTTGACCTACGGACTGGCGCTCTTGGCTTTTCCAGGTGCATTTACCGCTCCGGTCGGGAGAGTCACTAAGAATTGAAAGGAAGAAAGTTTCTTAGCTCTCCCGACCTTGTATATATATTATATATTAAATTTAAGAAAATTTCAAATTTTTAGAGTTGAAAGGTTGTGAAAGGCTTTCACATCTGCATTACCAACCAGTCTCAAGCAATTCATAAGGTAGCCGATAGTCCGTGGCCTTAGGACGTCTATCTTATCGACGATGGAGTTAATGTTACAATTTAAAGGGAGCAGGCTGTACCCTTACCTTTTCACGCGAGCCGAAGATGGGTCACCAAACTTGGCTAGACCGTTTTCTTTCCGCTCACCTTGTATATATATTATATATTAAATTTTCAAAAAAGTCAAAAAATAAAGGAGCAATTCTTTGCGAACTGCTCCTATAACATTTACACTTAGATATTAGGAATTTTCAGAACCATACCCACACGCAGAATATCAGACTTTAACTTGTTAAACTCTTTGATTTCTACGTACCGATTACCATTACCTACTCCGTAATAGTGCTCTGCTATATCCCACAAAGACTCCCTTTCCTTTACTTTGTGCAAAGTAAGATAGTCTTTAGCTACTGCTGCAACAGAAGTTATAACATCAACGGTTACTTCTGGTTGTTCTTCTTCTGCTATGCACATACCAGTTACAAAAACATCTGGTATCTCCGTAGTTTTCTTGTGTTCATGCGGAACAGTGAACTTCAGATTAATCCAGGTACCATTTTCTAATTGGCCCCAACCATCTTGTTCAGCGACAACATTATGAACTTCATTGTCCTTTAGGATGCCGGCAATTTTTGCATCCATTGATGGCTACATACGACAATTCAATAAATGAGCTGTCACTTTAATTTGATTAGCAAATCCCATCATAGTACCTCCTGGGTTAATTTCTTCTGATTTTAAGTAGAAGGTAAAAATTTTTGATATATTTTTTTGTGTCTTTAAAGCAAATCAAAATTTAAGGTTATTTTATAAAGTAAATCTGCCTTATATCCGGGTATAGACTTGCACCATCTCCAGAACTTCTCACTAATTTGCAAATAGTGCTTGCTGTGATAAGCAAATGGATTTGGCATAGTAGGAATCAACATACTTTCAGGCCAAGGCTCTCGCATATAATCGAGTTCCAATTCTTTCGTTTGGCGCGCATACTGCTTATAAATAACTTCAAATTGCTCTTTGCTAACTGGTTGATTAAAAATATGATACTCCTTGTCTTCAAGTCCAGAACAAAACAAACAATTTTTCAAGTTTTTACTATCTGAACAAAAGAAAGAAAAGCTCATGTTATCACAATAGCGCAGTTCTCCGCAGTTCATAACGTTTTCGCAACCACAAATATTGGTTGAATTGTAAACTGCTTTGCTAATTAAGACATTAATAGAATTATCTACATTGGTGGCGCCAAAGACTCTATTGCTATCATATATAAATTGACTTTCAAAAACCTGGGTAGAATTTGTTACATCATCTGACTTATACACATCGCAAGAATGAGAAATGTCGATGCTATCATGCACAAAACTAGAAAAATCAACTCCATTACTATTTACAACATATTGACTATCCTGGATATTCTGGCAATTGTAATAATTAGAGCATCCAACAAAATCATTCATTAGCAGTTACCGCCTTATAAAATTCTGGATTTTTTGCCTTAACTTCTTCTGCATGAGATTCAAAATCAGGATGCTCACGTTCCCACAGAACAAGATTTGCTTGGACGTTTAAAAATTCTACAAGTGCATCTAGTTCTGTGGAACGCTTAAAATATGCAACAGGATACATAGAACCCCTACCAATAATTTCGGCGCCAAAACAGTCACGACACATTCTAAGATATTGAGCATAAGTTAATCCTACAAGGCGCGCACAGATAACATTAAAACTACCAGAAGTAGAATCTAAATGAAAATTTTCAAATACTGGACGAATAATCCACTTACCAGGATGGGTAGCAGATTCATCTTTAATAAAACACTTTACTTTTGTCATACTGCCAACTCCTTCCATAGTTCTTTTATTTCTTCTTTTTCTTGTTCTGAAAGAACACACAAATCTCCATAATTATCTACCCCTCGGAAGTATTTTGCTGCTTCTTTGAAGTCAGGTATGTCTTTCATACTGAAAGTAATAATTTCTTCGGACACTACAGGAGTCCATTTTGTATCAACATACTTACGCACAGTGGAGGCAGAGAAACCTGTCTGGCGCGCGACCTCTGCAAATACATGGGTCTTGTAGTATATTTCATTCATGCGAAGGATATCTTCGCTTGATACTCGGTTAGCCATGGTAATTCCTCCGCTGGATAAATTTTCTTAATAAAAGATAAAATTTCTTCTGGTTCTATTTTTGAATAATTATAATATTTTATCCTTAGTAATGGCAAATTATTGCTAACGCAATATTCATTTTTTAATTTATCATACTAAACTAATAATCCAGTATGCCTAAAATTATCTGAATCAAAATGCTATTCTCCATCGCACTCAATTAATCCTAATAAAATACCGTTTTTATCTATTAAGCCAAAATCAAGCCTCAGCTATTCTTTTTGGCCGACTAAATCTTTAAAAGTGTATTCCTATATATACTTAATTTGATAATTATCTAAAATTTGTTTTATTTGATACTCGCCCATTGATTGTCGATTACAACCACAAGATTTTTTTCTGCCCGCCAAAAGAACAGAAGCGACTACCTCAGTATTTTTTCCACAATCACATTGACAATTCCAATAAACACCATAATAATCCCTTTTACCACTTTTATTTTTGGCTACCAACTTTCCAAAACGCATATTAGTTAAATCCATAGTGGGCGCCGGATTATCTTGTTTTAGCTTTTCTTTTTTATAACAACCGCAAGAAACGGTATTACCTGTTCTTAAACTGTTGGTTCTTACTACGACTTCATTGCCACACTAACATTTACAACGCCAACAGGAAACTGTATTGCCACCTTTGGTTTTGTAACTGGGCGCCTTTTCGATAACAGTAAGTAAACCATAAATCTAACCAGTTAAATCTAATCTTTGTGCCATTCTATCACCTCTAATAGTAAGTAAATTATAGAGGCGGTTCATCAATATTTTTTCGCATGTTTTATTTCTTCAAAAATTAGAGGGGTGTAATTAATATTTTCGGCAGACACGCAGAAACAATTTTCTGAAGTTGAAGGTTCGTGTGTATGAGCATGAATATTGAAAAAAGGACTCTGGACGTGTTTTAGAGGTACATGAGATACAATAAAGAAATCATCAAGCACAATAGAGTGGTTATACACAAACTCAAATCCTGCTTCACGATAAGTATTTACAGAAGCCTGGTCATGATTACCAATAATCAAACGCTTGCGGCCGTTCAGTTGTTTACCAATCTCAATAATTTTCTGCTTGCCACAGAGTGCAAAATCACCAACTACATAGACAATGTCATTCTTGCCGACAACAGAATTCCAATTTTTAATAAGACTCTCAGTCATTTCTTCGACATTATCAAAAGGGCGATTACAATACTTGATGATGTTTCGATGCATAAAGTGCGTATCGCCAATAAGAAAAATTTTAGGTTCGTTCATTAAATCATTCCCTTTCATTTTCTTATATTATAACACAAAATTTCAAAAAAATCAAAAATTGGGAGAGAATTACTCCTCTCCCTTGTATTTCCATTTGTAACCATATGCTGTCTTTCTTTCGCCCCTAGCGCATCTATTTATTGGAGTACCACTGCTTACTCCTAACTCTCTCGCGGCAGCCTCGCAACTTGGAAATTCTGCCAAAAAATTATTATTTAAATCAAACTACGTAACTTTTTTGCCAGTAGTTTTCCTCTCTTTAATTAATAGATAATCTTCTATTGGCGTTTCATCTTCTACATATTTCCAAATATAACCACTGCTACTTTTTAATTTACCGTTACAACAGGCAATAATATTAGAGCCATTTGTCTGCCCTGTAGCCCTACCTGCTTCCGAAGCAGATTCAAAAATTTGTATAAAATCGCCTTCTTTTGAAAACTAAATCACTGGTTTGGCGTGTATTCTATTATGAATTTCTTTGTGACTAACAGAATTTGCGCGTAATATATTTTGAATTGTTCCATCGCTAGCGCCAGTAATTTTACTCAACTCCTATGGAGTTTTCCCATCAAGCCACAACTAATACACTTCATCGTAGTTATACTTGGTTGCACCTTCTCCGCCTAATGTAGAATTATATCCATTGTGGTAAGAATCATAATAAGCAATCCAAAATTTTTCTCTTTCAAAACGATTAGCAAAATCACATTCTTCAATTTGTTTAATCTGAAAATGTTCTATCCCGTACTTTCGCATTGCTAATTGTAATTTAAAATTTCTTTTATAAAGATCTTGAATATGTTTAATCCAGCGATGTTCTATCCCGATTGCCGTTTCACCAACATAAACTTTGTCATTTATGTCATTTATAATTTTATATATAAAAGCCATTAAAATACCTCCGGTCTTTCTTTCTACTTATAAGTAGAAAGAAAGACCGGAGAGTATATTATTTAAGTAAAATTTTTAAATACGAATTTTCTCGTACGCCTTTCCATTCAAAATGGAAACCATATAATCATATGCAGTCATACCATTTAAGGCCCTCACAAGATTCTTAAATGTAGAGGCAGACTGACCAGATACCAAGATAACATCTTCTCTATTAGAGAGAAAGGTGTCATTTCGCGCATTAATATTCCAAAGAATTAACTTGGGACATTCGTATCCAGCCGCACGGAACTTAGTTTCTAGAGTATCCATAAAATCAAATCGAGCGTTGGGTCTAAAATAAGAGTCAATCTCCATATCGCTCAGTACCAACAAAGCCTTAGGCATTTCATTCTTAGGAACTCGATTTGCAATGGCAACACGCAAAATTTCCTGCATACCCTTCATTAGATTAGTGCTATATCCAACTCCTGCGCTTGCAGTTTTTTGCACTGCCTCAAGAAGAGAGCAGCCTTCGCGCAGATTAATAAAATGAGGATTATCAGTAAAAGTCATGTATTGATTGCGATAAGCTCCGACATTATGCTGTGCAAGATAGATGGCCAAGGCAATAGAAGAGGCCATAGGCCGCCCTCTCATAGAGCCACTCACATCAGCCATAGCGACAATATTCAGTCCTTCATTAATATAGTTAGGCAGAGCCTTCCACTGAGCTTCAACAACCTCGTCCAGCTTATCGTTGATGATGCAGTCACCATAGCAACGACCGCTGTAACCTCTACCCATATACTTTTCGACCAAATCGTAAGGATACAGAGTAGCAGCGTTAATCTTGACCTCACCCTTGGATACGCTCTTCAGGTAAGCATCAAAACGCTCATGATCATGCTTAGCAAAAGCAGAACCGTAGTTATGCATTGCATAAGAAGGAACCTTGGCGTAATCAATCAGACCCCACTCGCCGGCGGACATCTGACGCTCAACAACATTGATATGCTTACGCAGCGCGGACAGCATCTTACGATACTTACGAGGTTCCAGGTGCAGAGCACGCATAGCCTTAGCAGCCATCTGACGAGTCTTCACAGAGGAAGTGTTCTCAGAAGGCATCCACTTTGCCAGCAGAGAAACAGGCACAATCTTCTTCGCAGTGGAAGCGTTATATGCCTTCATATCAGCAGTCAGAGTCTTGGCGACATTTTCCCACATCAGCTTTTCGCACTTGGTGCCGCACAGAACGAACCAAGAGTCGAAGCGGTTGAAGTAAGGAATCAGCTCGATGTTCTTGTTTACGATTTCAGGGTGGTTTTCTGCCAGCCAGCGCAGGCAGATACGGAAGGTACGACGCTCACCCAGACCGCCCTGGCGAATATCACCAGCATAGAACAGCATCTTAGTTGCCAGCAGCTTATCCTCTCGGAAAGCAGCGGCAAACTTCTGCTCGATTTCACGGTCAGTACGAGGACGCAGTGCACCAATCTGAGAAAACAGATCTAGCAGGGCGCCCTGTGCAGTGGAATCATAAGCAGCGGCGCCATTTTCGGTCAGCTTATGGGTACCCTCACGATACATAGCAGTTGCAAAATTCATTTTACATTTCTCCTTTTCACTCATTGTAAATTATTACTCCAAGCAAAGGCGAGGCGCTTGTCAAGATTATCTTCTCGGAAGCTATTCTTTCTCAATAGGTTTGCTGTTCGCGCCTCAACTTTGTAAATATATTATATCTGAATTTTGCAGATTTTTCAAATTTTCAAAAACAAAAAATTTAGGCGCGCATACATTAAAATAATGCGTGCGCGCCCGTGTTTATAACACAAATTTTAAACCAAATCAAACTTTGACTTTTCCAATAATTTCAGAAACAGCAGAAGAGCCGCCCATCAGTACTAGACCAGTCAAAATCTTGCCCATCAAGCTTGCTTCGGCAACAAGGCCAAGTGCGAAAACTAAATCCAGACCGTAGGAAAAAGCAAGGGCAAAACCAAAAATTGCGGCGACGCCCATAGTGATATACTTACCATTAGCTAAAGTTTCCCACATTGGTTTTACACGATCAATGCAATACCACATAACAATACTTAGAGCTAAAATTAAAGCTAGTAGGTCCATTAGACTACCTCCTTTTATTATTTGCTAATTATAAGTTGGAAAAATAATATGTGACTTAATAATTTTATTGAAATTTGAAAATTTAAAAATTTTATGATAAAATATTTATGAATAATGAGAAAGGAGTAGATATAATGGAAGATGTAAAAATAATAAATGCCAATGAGCTGTTTAATAGATATGACGAAGTCATAAATATTACAATGGTAAATCTTTATACTTTATGCAAAGATAATGGGAAAATTATCCTATATGGGCTAGATAGAAAAAATAAGGATCATTTGTTTATTTTAAGAGTCGCGTTACTTGCAAAAGATATTTATAATTTTCCTCTTGAATTAAATGTTGGCTTTTGGGATTGGATTGTTTTAAATTGGAAAATGAGAAAACTTTCTCGCAGAGTTCCACGGTATACAGGCGATTATCCCAATGTTTCTGTCATAGAAATGATTAATTTTATGTACCGCCCCATAAAAGAATATATGGGTGAAGATTTTAAATTTGAGCATATTTTTAACCAATTTTATGGAAAGGACTTTAAATAATGTACGAAATATATACTGATGGCGCCGTAAGTGGAAATGGTAAAAGCAGTGCTCCTGGCGGCTGGGCTTATGTTATCTTAAGAGATGGAATGATGATTGCTCAAGATTCCGGTGGAGAAGTTGGAACTACCAACCAAAGAATGGAACTTACCGCAGCTTTAAATGCTTGCAAAGAAGTTGAAAAAATGGATGCTTTTGCAAGAGTAAGGATTTATAGTGACAGTGCTTATCTTGTGAATTGTTGGAAGCAGAATTGGTGGCGCGCATGGCAAGCAAATGGGTGGAAAAATTCTAAAAAGCAACCTGTAGCAAATCCTGATCTATGGATGGGATTAATCCCATTTTTTGAAAAAACTCCAAATGGTTATGACTTTATTAAAGTACAAGGTCATCAAACCCACAACGATAGTCAAAACGCATATTGGAATAATATAGTCGATGGAATGGCAGTGCGCGCAAAGCAAAGAATTATTGATAGAGGTGGCATATGGTAAAAGTTGTTGTAGTAAATGGTCGCCCCGAAAGCGGAAAGACCACTTTTGAAAAAAAGTGCGTAGAATTATATGGCGAGAGCAGTATCTTTTGGTTTGACGCAACTGAACAGAGACGCACTCTTGCAAAGTGTGTCTCCACCGTTGACTTTGTAAAAGCAATAGCCCTAAGATGCGGTTGGACTGGCGAAAAGACTCTTAAAGATAGAAAGTTCTTAAGTGATTTAAAGGACTTGCTTACTCAATGGGATGATATTCCTTTTAAAACCATTTTGGAAGAAGCCAATAAACTGAAAAACTGGGCAAGTTGTAATTATCATGACTGGATTCTGTTTGTAGATTGTCGTGAGCCAGAAGAGATTCAAAAATTAAAAGAGCGTTTAAATGCCACAACCGTACTGGTACGGCGCCTTGGCGATGAAATCAATGAAACTTCCAATCATGCCGATGCAAATGTTTTTAATTATGAATATGATTATACCATTAAAAACTATGGTGATTTAGATGATTTAGCAATTGAATGCGAGGCTTTTCTGGATTACATGAAAACCAGAGAAAGCTATTGATGAAAGGAGAAATTTAATGAGTTTTGTAATTGATGGAATTGATTTTGAAAATTAACCCAAAATTATTTATTATAATTATGGGTTGTTCACTTATATATGGGTGATAAAATGAAAATAAAAATTGGCGACAAATTATTTCGCTGGACAGTATTAGAGCGCATCAGTAAAAATGGACGAGTTTATTATCGTTGCCAATGTGACTGTGGCACGATAAAAGATGTTCGTGCCGACCATTTAAAAGCAGGCAAATCAAAAAGCTGTGGATGTTTACAAAAGGAAATCGTAACTCAAGTAAATTCCATCGACTTAACCGGCCAGCAATTTGGAGAATGGACGGTGCTCGGTCCCGGTGAGCGTCCAGAATCTAACAATCAGAAAGGTTTGTTTTGGCTTTGCAGATGTAGGTGTGGAACTATAAAATCTGTTAGTTCTCATACTTTACGAAATGGAAGAAGTCAAAGTTGCGGATGCGTTAAGTCTCGAGGAGAAGAAAAAATCTCTCAAATATTAGAAGAAAATAATATTACTTTTGGTAAGCAGTTTTGTTTCTCTTCATTAATATCTTCAAAAGGAGCTTCTTGTTTTTTTGATTTTATTGTATATAGACAAGATGGAAGTTTTGTCATGGTTGAATATCAAGGTCGACAACACTACGAAGATAGCGAGTGGTTTTGGGAAAGTCCAAAGGAAAATGATAAAATAAAAAGAGAGTATTGTATAAAAAACAAGATTGATTTAGTAGAAATACCATATTGGGATTTTGAAAAACTAAATTGGGAATATATAAAGGAGAAATGTAAATTATGATTGGCGTAATTGATAATTATAATTTCAAAGAGATGGCACCGCAAAAATATTGGGCGCCACCATCTACCTGGAGTGAAGAAAAAAAGAAGGAAGCAACTCGCAATCGTATTTTTAGCGGAGAGTGGTATGCCGCAGAGAAAAAAGATGGATACTTTGCCAAGCTTGTAAAAGATGAAGATGGCAATGTGATGCTATTAAGTCGTAGTCGCAATGTAAATGGTGAATATCCCGATAAACACGAGTGGGTTCCTCATCTTCAATCTTTTTTTGATAGTCTTCCTAATGGCACTTGCTTACTTGGGGAGCTTTATCTTCCTTCTAAGCCTGGTTCCTCTAATATTACTTCTTTGCTTGGATGTCTAAAGGAGAAGTGCATCGCGCGCCAGGAAGCAGGTGAAAAACTTCATTTTTATGTCTTTGATATTCTTGCTTGGCATGGAAGATCTTATATGAAGATGCCTATGACCGATAGAATTGAAGAATTGATTATGATGTGGCGCGCAGGATATATGAACTCATACGTTGAAATTGCTGAATATTTTAATGGTAAAGAACTTTGGACTAAGCTACAAGAAATCCTTGCTGACGGTGGCGAGGGTATGGTTATTATTCGTGGTGGTGCGCTATATCAACCCGATAAAAGACCCTCTAAAGATTGCCAAAAGGTAAAGAAAGAATTGGCAGAAAATATTGATTGCTTCTTTACTGGTCGCGCTACCGCTCCTACTCGTCTTTATACTGGTAAAGAAATTGAAACCTGGAAGTATTGGGTGAGAATGCGCGATAATGAGAAGCTTGAGGGCGAGTTCTATCAGAACTACAAAATGGGTGAAGCACTTGAACCTGTTACCAAGCCTTACTTTATGGGAATGGCTGGTAGTCTTGAAATTGCTGTTATGAAAAATGGAGTTGAAACTCCAATTGGCTTCTTGAGCGGCTTAAATGATGAAATCAAGGCTGATGCTTGGGCAATGCGTCATAAGTGTATTGAGGTTGCGGCTATGGAAGTGTTGCCCTCTGGTGGTATCAGACATGGCAAATTAAAACAGTTTAGGCCCGATCTTTCTCCTGAAGAATGTACTTGGGAGAAATACATGAAATAAATATACTCTTTACCTCCTTTTTCTACTTACAATCAGAAAGAAAAAGGAGGTAATTTTATGATAGGAATATATTGTATAACAAACATTCAAAATGGTATGAGATATATTGGGCAATCTAGAAATATAGAAAAGCGTTTTGGAGAACATTTTCGTGATGATGTTAAATTAAAAACTAAATTAGGTGAAGCAATACGAGAATATGGCCCTAAAAACTTTGCCTTAACCATTCTAGAAGAATGTAAGATAGAAGAGTTAGATGAAAAGGAAAGAAAATGGATTAAAGAATTAGATACTTACCCCAATGAATATAATATGACAATTGGTGGTAGAGATTAGGTCTATGATTTAGATAAATTGCGCGCAATTCCAACAGAAGAGGTAGTAAAATTATGGGAATAGGGTTTAACTATTAAACAAATATAGCAGAAATTTGGAAGAAGTTGTACTAATACCATAAAGAATTAGTTATTAGAGAGAGGATATAAACAAGAAGAAATAGAAAAACGAGGAAAGCTTGCCAGAGCAAAGGGAACAAGCAAAATTGTATAGCAATATAATCTTTAGGGCAATTTTATAGCAGAATATTATTCTTTAAATGAAGCTGGTAGAGCGACTAATATTTCTAGTCAAAATATAGGATAGGTTTGTAAAGGGAAACGACCCACAGCCGGCGGATTTATTTGGAAATACAAATAACTGGTTAAATAAAAACACTCCGGTGATTCATTCACCGGAGTTTTCTTTTAAGTACGCTAAAATCATATCTATCTTATCATCTTGAATTTGTAAATGAGTATCGATTCTATCTTGAACTTTTTGCAGTTCGCGCTGAACATCGTTTATGTCAAATAACTTGTCTTGATTCTATAATTGCAACATAAACGAAAGAATTGTTATAACATCTAAGAAACTATAATTTTGCTGGTACATTATATCTACCTCCCTTATCTAATTAAAAGTAGATTTATATGACGCAAACTGCATGAAATTTGATTTTTAAAATAAATTATTGTATAATATATATAATAAGATAATTATAATTATGGAGGATTATAATGAAGATTAATGACAAACATCTAAAAGAGCTTCGAAGCTGTGAGCTCTATTAGCATTTACTGCCACGATATCAAAAATCTCTTGAATGGATAATTAGAGAATATATTAAATTAACTGAAGCAGAAAACGTAGAAACGGTAGTTTATTTTTTAACCAAACAAAAAAATGGATCGATAGAAATCCATAGTCCAAAAAAGACCCAAATTAGTCAGCGCCGACTGCTAAATCTGAGCGATCTAAGCTTTGACTATGGCGTGCATTTTCTAGACAATGATTTTATGCCCTTTTTAGGAGAAAATGATATTGGTCTCTTTAGAAATGCGCTTAAGGAAGATATAGAGAATGGCACAATTTGTTTGGTAAAAAAAGAGCTTATGAATGGTTTCTTCTTGGCCACAAAAGAAGAAACCGGATTCTTTGAATTTGATGGAACATTTTTGGACTCAGGAGATAAAATTACGGTAGTGGGCGCACTAGTAAATATAGAAACCAATTAAAAATTCCCTCTCGTAATTTACGAGAGGGATTCTTTTTATGTGACAATCTGAACATACTCCGATAATTCGACTAATGGATGATACATATTACCTTCACTAGATTTTATGCATAAATAAACAACATCATCTTGAAGGTAATATTTATTGACTTCTAAAGTCATATTGCCCTTATATACAATTGGATTATTGATTGTACCGAGTTCACCAGCAATTGCCTCAATAATAACAGATATTTCGTTGTATTTTGTTATTAAAGTGTTTATTGCATCAATTAGATTGGTGTCACTTGACTAAGTAGTTTGATTGATTTTCTCAATCATCTTTTGAACTTTTGCCGTCATTGAATTTGCTAAAGTCATTAAATACCACCTCCGAGGATTTTGTTTAATTCTAGTAATTCTTTTAAAGTATTGTCATAACCTTCTGGTTTTGGACGTTTTAGAACTTTAAATTCCTTTCGCGCCAATACTTGTGTTTCAGTGCAAATTAATGCTGTTATAGGAAGACAAAATTGTAATAGTTCGTTCGGTATCAAAGCTCGTCCTTCAGTAATTTGAGTAAGAGGACTTTGTTGAGTTTTTGGATTGAAGAATTGTATATAATAGGTTTGAGTTTCGTCTTTGTCAAAATCGACAAAGACTTCTCTATTTTGTTCCCATTGGAAAAGTTCTTTGTCGATTTTTATGGTCATTTTTCAGTCAAAATCAACACAGTAGAACCAACTGGCGCATTTTTAATATTTTCAATTTCTTCTTCAGATTCAACATAAAACTGCTTTACAGGAGTATTAGGTTGATTTCCAATCTATAGCAACTAAAACATTTTAATACCTCCTTTAGTTCAAGCTATATAAAAGTAGATTTATAAATTCCAAACTCTACTTATTTAGTGGTGATGAAATGAGTAGTTATGAAAGTCAAATTATAAGTATTTTAAAATCAGCAAAAATAAAATTTCAAAGAGAAAAAACTTTTAAAGACTTAAAATGTGGTCTTTTTCGTTTTGATTTTTATATCCCAAACTATAATGGTCAAACGCTTATAATTGAAGTAGACGGAGAACAACACTTCAAACCAATCTATGGGCGCCAAAGCTTTCTAAAAGGACAAGAGCATGACCGGCGTAAAAATTCCTATTGCTTGGCAAATAACATCCCATTATATCGTATCCCATATTGGGAAATTAAAAATTTGAAGGCGCCGAGTGATATTTTTATAGATAAATTTTTGGTTAAAACTCGTTGGCACAACGACCAAATTAAAGCTCCGCACTAATTTTATACAGCGGGCGCTGCTAAATCTTACTTATAAACATTGGAGGTGCTAGGATGAAATTAATATTTGGATTAACCGTTAGTGAACTGGTTGATTATATAATATTGCTCGGAGCTTTAGTAGGCGCGATTTACAAAATTTGGGACTTTTTTGCCACACCTACTTCTAAACTAAAGAAAAGGGCAGAAGAAAAAGAAAAAGAATGTATTAGCGCAGTTTTAGACGAAAAGCTACCAACAATCTTATATAATCATGATTTACAAACAAGAGATAAATACAAAGGTGATAGATAGAACTATCTAAATGAAATTAAAGCAGAAATTTTAGCTGAAATTGGAGACGATATTAAAACTAATACAGCAACAATAGACGCTTTGGTAATCAGCGCAAAAGACGTTCTACGTGAAAAAATTATGGCAATCTATCATAAAAACAAATACAATCGTACTCTAACAGAATATGAACGAGAAGCTTTAAATTAGTATTATATCGATTATAAGGCACTTGGTGGAAATAGCTATATTGATAAGAGATACAAAAGAATGGATAAATGGAAAGTTATTTATGATGATGATCCATATGATGATGAAGAATGAAAATGCTCCCGTAGGTAATCCTACGGGAGTTTTGTCATACAGTTAAAAGTTTTTCCATGGTTTGCGCGCCGACAATTCCATCAGCTGGAATTTTGACTTTGTTCTAAAAATCAATTACAGCCGTCTTCGTTGCGGCATCAAAAATACCACTTGTTTCAACATTATAGCCACGAATCTTTAAAAGTTCTTGCAAAATCTAAACATCTCTACCACGATCATTGTACTGCAAATATATCAATTTTACAGTATATTTAGAGCTTGATTTATGATACGCACCCTGGGTATTGGTACCGGCTGGCGCCGAACCAGCACTTGCATCTGAGCCAGAGGTAGCACCGCCAAAAGTAGAACGTGGTTGTTCATTTTGGCCATACCAAAAAGATTTGGTAGTACGAGTATCAATATGAGTAAAGAAACCATCATTTGAAGTTTCATATAAACCAATACCTAAAATACCAATTGATTCAGCATATTTAGCAACTTCTCTTGAAGAAACACCACTTACCACAATATCTGCTGCCTATCCACGCATATGATAAGAACGAGTTGCGCCCCCAATTTTTTTATTATGAACCTCGCATCTATAAGCAGATGTTACGGTTACTGGTTTGCCAAAGTGCTCACGAATTTTCTATAAATATTCAACTAATTTTGAATCTATTTTAGTTGTAGAACAACAACCTTTGCCATGACAATCAAATTCAGTTGAAGTAAAATTTTGAGAAACCTTGACTTTTTTGCCTTTTTCATATTCTTTCATTCCTGTATCCTCCATTGTATTGTTTATAGATTTTGAATATTTATCATAATAAATCTATCCCATTACAGCTCGTTTTGATTTTTGGGCCGCAGCATTATAAGGTCTTTCAAAGTCCATTAACACTGCATCAGATGCTTGTTGAATCGAAGAAGCATTTTTCAGAACATTATAAACAGACCCAAAAGATTCTTTTAATTCTTTGATTAAAAATTCTAATTGCATTTCTAAATCGCCAATAGATTTATTTTTAGATTTAGCGAAGTTCAATAAATTTTGTTTACGCGTCCAATACGTCCATTGCGCCAGTCCATAGCCAGCTCGGTCTTTTATAAAATTGGTATAAGTACCATTGTCTACTTTTTCTGTATATTCACTATCACTTAAATTAAATTCATTGTTATAAGTATTTTCAAGATTGGTAGGTTTTAGACCAGATTCAGCAAATAAATTTCCCATAAGTCCAGCAATGGCAAAATCATTAAAACCATTTTGTTTTAGAAAATCCCATATTTTCTTTTCCATTGTATCACCTCTTAAAATAAAGTAGGGTAAATATTAATTAAATAAAGAAATTTGATTTTTCTTTTAATTTATATTATAATATTTATATAATAAAATAGGAGAAGTATAATATATGTAGTATTTATTAATTATAATTTTATTTATTTGTTGTATTATATTTTATAATATAAAAAAGAAAAAAATAGAATAGAAATACATACAAAAAAGAAAACAATATTTAGAAGAAGAAATCAACGGCGCCATTGCATCTAAAAAAGAATATTGCGTTGGACTAGACACTATTGTCGAAGAAAAACAGCGAGCACTAGAACTCATTAAAGAACAACTTACAGAAATTCGTAATCAGCGATTTGAAGCTCAGAAAGAAATGGAAGAATACAGGATAACAACACGTGCCTGGATAGATTCTTAGGTTGCAGAAATTAGGTAGAAAGAGCTTGAAAAACTTGAAGCCCAAATTGCCCAAATTTCTGAACAAAAACAAAAGGAAATGGAAACATTACATTTATAGCGCGTAGCGTAGTTCAAAGAAGAACAAATTCAAACTCAGCAATAGTTAGATTATCTTATTCAACAAGTTGAATCTTATTAGGCGAAACAAAAAGCTATCAACCAAGAAATACTTAGACGGCGCGAACTGGAAGAAAAAGCAGATTTCTATCGAGTTTGTTTGTCTGATGAAGCCATCACTGACATAACTGAATTATAGATAGTAAGACAAAAGTTGAAAAAACCAGAAATTCTTGATAAAATAATTTATGATACTTACATAGCAAAACCAGTTCTTGAAATGATAAAAAGAGTTTTATAGAATTCCACCTGTTCAGGTATCTATAAAATTACTTGTCAAGAAACAAAAGAAATTTATATTGGTAAATCAACCGATATAAAAAATAGATGGCAATAGCATTGTAAGACCGCATTTAATTGCGGTACTATTGCTTCTTCTTTACTGCATAGAAAAATGCAACAATATGGTATCGAAAATTTTACTTTTGAATTATTGGAAGTCGTGCCAAAAGACAAATTAAGCGAACGAGAAAAATTTTATATAGACTTTTATAAAACAAAGGAGACTGGATTAAATGAGCGAAATGGTTGAATTTTGACTTTCGTCTCCAATTTTTGTATTATAATCACCAATTTACTACTTATGAATAGGAGGGATAACAATGGGATATATTTATTTAATTACCAATTTTACAAATGGAAAAAGATACGTAGGCCAAACAGTCAATCCTATTCATTATAGATGGAAAGAACATATTGAAGATAGCTATAACGGAAATAAAAGCAATTCCTTATTACATCGCGCGATTATAAGAGATGGAGAAAGTAATTTTGGAATTGAAATGGTAGAAGAATGTAGCAATGAATTACTAAATGACCGGGAAAAAATGTATATCCAAGTTTATGATACTTTCTATACTCATGAAAGAGGATATAATATGACTTGGGGCGGAGAAGGACATACTACTTATAGTGATGAGGAAATAGCGTATCTTTGGAATCAAGGATATAGAAATTGTGAAATAGCCAAATTATTAAACGCATCTGAGAATACAATTAGTCTTCGTATTCGCGCATTGTTCGGAAAGGATGCCGCTCAATCGCGCCGCGCAGACAGTAAAAAAATTGCCGTTCTACAATATGATTTTTATGGCAATTTTATTCAAGAGTGGAGCTCTGCTTCAGAAGCAGAAAAAACCTTAGGACTTAGTGCAGGTTCGGTAAGCAGATGCTGTAATAAACAGAGAACTAATAGTGGCGACTTTCTATGGAAGAAAAACGACGATAATACTCCTGTGGAAGAATTAATGTTAGCTTATGCACGTTCTCAAAAATGCTGTAAAGTTGATTTAATTGATAATAATGGCTCTGTAATAAAAACATATGAAAGTGGAAAAATTGCAGAACAAGAATTAAATATAGCTCGTGGGAAAGTAAGTGAGATTTGTAATAATAAATATGGTAGAAAGAGTGCTAACGGATATAAATTTCAATGGAACTATAAAGTAAAAAGGGAGATAGCAAATGGAATTAAGTAAAATTCAAAAAGAGATTGTGGAAGCAAAGGAACCTTACATTCTTGTAAATAGTTGTGCCGGTAGTGGAAAAACAAGATGTCTTGTTCATAGACTTCAATATTTACTAAACATTGGGGTCGCGCCCTCTAAAATAGTAGCAATAACTTTTACTAATGCTGCTGCTGAAGAAATTCTTGAACGTATTGCCCATCCGCAAGGGTTATTTGTTGGCACCATTCATAGTTATGCGAATCAACTCTTGCTAATGGGAGGTATTAATACTTCCGATATTCTAGATAAAGAGCAGTTTGATAAATTGTTTTCTCGTATTAAAAAACATCCAGATTGTATTAAAGAAGTAGAATATTTACTATTGGATGAGGGGCAAGACAGTACTGCTCAGCAATTTGAATTCGCTCTGGAAACCGTGAATCCTAAAAACTGGATGATATTTGCCGACCATCGTCAAAGCATATATCGTTTTTCAGGCGCGACCCCAGAATATATTCTGAATCTAATGGAAAGTCCCGAAGTTACTACTTATGAACTAACCGAGAATTATCGTAATGCTCCAGAAATTTTACAGTATGCTAAAAATGGTATTCGCACTCTTGGTAGAGATTATGAAGATTATTCTATTCCTATGAGTAAATTCCATGGTAGAGTTGTTGATGTTCCTTATTCTGGTGAGGGTATTGTAACTACAATTGAACGTTATGTTAATCGTGGTGATTGTGATTATAAAGATTGGTTTATTCTAACTCGAACCAATGCTGAGTTAGATGCAATTATGCAAGTATTAAATCGTCATAAAGTCCCTGCCGATACCTTCAAACGCGCACAACTTGATAATAAAGGATTAAAGGAAAAAATGCGTGAAAATACTGTTAAAGTTTTGACTATTCACACAGCAAAAGGACTTGAGGCAGATAATGTTATTGTTATTGGCGCCCGATATAGAGATATTGAAGAGAAATGTGTTAACTATGTTGCGGCAACCCGTGCAAGAAAACTGTTAGTTTGGGCATATAAAACCAACAGCCGTAAACCTAAGACTGAATATTGGGGTGGTTAAAATGGGTTACGATACTTTTACTAAAAAATACGAACAACTAATGAGTGGAAAGACTGTAAGTTTTTCTGAGACAAGAGTAATTGATATATTGACGCATTTAGATTATTATAAAATAAACACTTTAATGGTGCAAAGCGATCCAGAAAAAACTAGTAATATTGCGCAATGGTTTATTTGTAGAGTTGATGAACCAACTGTCAGAGCGTATTTAAAAGAAAAGAAAAAAGAAATGAACCCACTCGGATGAGTGGGTTCAATTTTATATCATTCACGACCTACGGTTTTGGTATCTACACTAAAAGAATGCACACCAGAACCAAGATAAAGACCTGTAATTGTAAAATATAAATGATTATAAGTTCTACCCAGAAGTGTGCCATAAGCTGTTGCTATTTCGCCATCTGATTCATGCATTAGTTTAAAAATAACATTTGGCATTTTTTCATTTTCTAAATCTAGTTTTATTTTATTTAAAATTTCTTCACAATCATTAATTGACTGATTATTTATTAAAATTTCTACAACATTGCCAAGAACTTCACCACCACTGTCTTCATCTTCCACAACTTCATAAAGAGCGCTAATCATAATTGGTTCTTCTGTCATTCCATTTCCTCCTAATTCATCTAGCATCTACTCCAAAATCATTCTATTTGTATTATTAGGAGTATTCATTACATAATCAATAATTTGTTCTTTATTCATCAAATCACCTCATTTTAAAAGTTAATAATAGAAATAATGTCTCAACAAATTTGATTTTTAAAGAAAATTATGATATAATAAAAGAAAATGAAAGGAGCGTCCATATGTATTTATTGCCAACCAATGAAGATATTGCTAAGCTTTATGCTTTAATAAACCCAGAAACCCGCTTTATTCTTGCGGCAAAAGAGGCAATAAATGAATTGACGAAAGACTCTATGCCATATTTTGATGAAATTGAAGAAGATATTATTTCTATGAAGCGTGATATCAATGGCTTCAAAATCTCTCGTCCGCGCTATTTAGAGCATATCCCAAATAGTGATCATCTTAATTTTAAAGGATGGAGTTTTGAATATGTTCCTAACAAAAAAGATTTCCCAGATGGTCCTGGAGTTGAACACGCCTCCAGTTGGGATGAAATTTAAACAAGCTGGCATAAACTTTTATATTCATTTATACCGGTTTCTACTTATATATAGAGGTGAGAACAATGGCTTCTTTGAAGAATGAAATTGAAAATGAATATGGATATTTAACTGTTATCGCGCGAGCAGAAAATGATAAGAGTGGTCGCGCAAGATGGCTGTGTCAATGTAAGTGTGGCAATCAGGTAGAAGTGCTCGGCAAGTCTTTACGAAACGGAAACACGAAGTCTTGTGGATGTTTACAGCGCGAGCGCGCCGCCCAATCAAACATGGCGCGAGTTGGAAACATTATTGGCAAACGATTTGGTAAGCTCATAGTAATTGAAGAAATTGGTTTCTTTACACAT